GGCGTTAAGGGGCTCCTACTCGAGATGGCCGGCAGGGAAGACTGGGCGGCTATAGAAGGTTGGGCCCTGCAGAACTGGGCCACGGTTGAGCTGGGCAAGGCCATTGACGGTGAAGTTCCTACTGACCCTCTAAGCTACGCAAAAGACAAGGCAGCCTGCTTAGAGAACCCGGTCATGGGTGCGGGCTGCACCATAAATGAGATCGAGGCAGTGCTGACGACCATGAACATAGACGACGACTGCACACTTGAACCAATACCTGCTAGATCTCGCGGGCCGAGAGTCACAGTTCACCTCGAAGGAGAAACAGCACTCAAAGGAAAGTATCCGACGAAGCTAGCAGCCAAGGTGGGGGAGCAGAAGGCTGAACTGAGGCTCTTCGGGATAGGCACAGCGCGGAATAAGGCTGGTTGTTCGATCATGGCTGAGAAGGATAAGAAAGTTCTGGGGTACCTATCAGGGAATCTAATGACCCCAACGTCCAAAAAGAGGCAAAAGATGCTCCACGAGTCAGCCCAGGTGCTTATGAGGGAAGACATGAGGGCTTACATGGCGGATTTTGAGGGCCACAACCAGAATATGCAGGAGGGTAGCTGCTCCGCCCTTGCAGCCGAGTTTGCTAAGGTCCAGGGCGAGAAGGATGGGCAGAACCACACACGACTATTCGGGGCGATAGACGTGTTTTACATCAAGGAGTTTGAGGACGAGGTGTACCTGGTAGAGGGACAACACGGCGGTATAGAGGGCTGGCTGAACCCATTCTGGACTGCCATGAGCTCGGTAATCATAGATAGTGCGAGGGATGATAGCCCGCTGGAGATAGTAAGCGACCTGGTCTACTCTGATGACGTGTCGGCCCTGGTCAAGCAGAGCAAGGATCAGGAGATGCTGGTCCCAGCTTTCTTTGAGCACATGGCCAGGCATGCGGAGAAGATGGGGCATAAGCTCAAGATGTCTCAGTGCGCTTATTCCGACAAGAGGATCACGATGTTAAGAGTTCACCAACACGGCGGGAGAAGGGCAGATTCAACACTGAAAAGGCTATGCTCAGTCTCGTCCATGTCGGAGTCCAACTTCCACAGTGAAACGCAAGAGATGGCGTCTGTGAGCTCCTCTACGACGTCTGCACTCGAGCAGTCAAACCACCCGTTCTCAACACAGTACCTGAAGCACTGCCATGCCTTCTCCCTCGTCCGCACAAGCTTCCTCAGCACCTTATCCCGAGTGTCCACCAGTTCCGCCCTGGACTACACGAAATTTAGCCCTCAGGCTCAGTCCGCAATGTGCTTGCGGACAAGATTGTGGCTTGGGGAGGCAGCAAAGAAACGGGACTCCTCATGGATAGCTAAGGAAATGAAGAAACTCAGTCAGGTGGACAGGACGAAGAAGCACGACGTCGTGAATCGGATGAAGCGGGCCCTGAGTTCCGTAGTCGAGCTAGGACTAGCAGTTGACAGCAGGGAGGCCACAGAGTTCGTGGTTGCAGAAGAATTAATCCGGGGCGATCCCAGGAAGCGCAAGTGCAGCTACGCCCTCCTGATGTACATAATGTGCCTCTACAGTCCCGAACAGTTCGGCGGAAGGGGCCTGGAGATGGGGCTTTACCAAATGCTGAGCGGGCACTCGGTCAGCGTCACGAGGGTTGCAGACGCGATGTGCATAATGATGGTGACGGCCGGCGGCGGGGGAGCCACGGTCAGTAAACTTCTTAGCAAGGCATTCGCACCTGAAGCTCCGTGCTATGACGAGGAGAGTGAGAAGTCCTGCCTTTCTTCCCACTTCCCTGCGAAGAGAGGCGTTAGGACAGTTTCGTCACTTGTGGAGTCTAGAATATCCGCAGCCCTATCTAAGTTGAAGTATAAGAAGTGCTACAGGGACATCATAGAGTCGAGCGAGAAAGAAGACGAAATGAAGTCTGTGCTGCTATCCTTGTTTAGGGGCGGCCTCCACTGCAGAGTTGCTTCCGTGTTCACAGAGGGCTCCCCCGTGAGGGACATGAAGTCCCTCGTGTCCAAGGTGCAGACTTCCCGTGGGCTCTTCGCGAAGGCCGGTCAGCTTGGCAGGTTCTCCGAGCGGCTCATGAAGCTTAACA